GCCGGAAGCAGACCGCGAAGCGGGCTGCTGTAGGCGCGTATGCGAAGACCGACCGGAGCCGACGGCTGGCCGTACGGGAGACTCCCATGGGCGCGTGGGCTGCGTGTGGCACGAACGGCCCGAGCGCACACCCGGAGCGTGGGCGGCCGGGCTGCGGACAACCCGAGATTGGTAGCGCACGGCCAGGCCAGCAGCCAGGGATGGCGGCAAAACAAATTCAAAGACGTGAGGCTTGCTGGAAGCTTGAGATTACTGTCAGTTCGGATTCGCATGTGCATCGTTATTGCGAATGCGGTCGTCGCCCGCACCATTTCATACAAACCATCTTTCACGTCGCGTGGCTATGAATGAGCTGCTAGCTGATTAATGGAGCTTTCTGCTCTGCTAGAATGTGTCGTGTTGTGTATTGCTCTTGTCAACATGTTGTTAGGACGGCTCATGAAGTATTCGGAGCTGCTTGAGTCTGGCGCTACGACGTCCGAGATTCAGGCGTTTCTCGTGGACTCGGAACTGGTTCCCGTCACCATCCGCATCCCGCGCAACCTTCGCGACTCGGCCAAGGAGGCCGCATCGCTTTCGGGGCTAACCTTCACCTCTTTCGTCAAACAGAGCATGATCGAGAAGCTTTCCGCTCCTCGCGACCGGAAGTAGGTGGCGGGCATGTTCGACAACAAGGTGTCCATCGAGTACATGGCCGTCTCGATGCCCATCAACGAGGACTTCTACGAGCAGGTCATCATCGAGCACCTGCGCGACGACCTGGGCTACGAGTTCCTTCATGGCCCGGACGTGCCGAGGACGACGCCGGACTACCGCGACGTGTTCCTCCCCGTGGTGCTGCCCGCGAGCCTCAAGCGCATCAACCCCGGCCTTCCCGACGTGGCAATCGAGCAAGCCATCCTCAAGATGTCCAACATCGACACGGGGACGCTCTACCAGAAGAACGAGGTCTTCAACGACTACCTGCAGTCGGGCGTGGAGGTGCACTTCTACGACGGCAAGGAGGAACGCGACGACATCGTCTACCTCCTGGACTACAAGAACCCGCTGAACAACAGCTTCCACGTGGTGAACCAGTGGACCTTCGTCGAGTACTCCGAGAAGCGGCCCGACGTCATCGTGTTCGTGAACGGCATGCCGCTCGTCGTGTTCGAGCTGAAGAGCCCTTCTCGCGAGGAGACCGACGCGAGCCACGCCTACAAGCAGCTGCGAAACTACATGAAGCACATCCCCAGCCTGTTCGTGCCGAACGCCTTCTGCGTGATGAGCGACCTCACCGAGACGCGCGTGGGCACCATCACGGCCAAGGAGGACCGCTACGTCGCTTGGAAGAGCGTGGACGGAGACTACTCGGCAACGGCGCACGCAGACTGGAAGACAATGCTCGACGGCATGTTCGGCAAGGAGCGCCTCATCGACATCGTGCACAACTTCATCTGCTTCAACGACTCGGCCGAGAGCGTCGTGAAGATACTCGCTGGGTACCACCAGTACTTCGCGGTGCGCAAGGCGGCCGACCGCGCCGTGGAGGCCGTGAGCGGAGACGGCAAGATCGGCGTGTTCTGGCACACACAAGGATCGGGCAAGTCGCTCTCGATGGTGTTCTTCGCGCATCTTTTGCAGGAGCGGCTGGACAGCCCGACCATCGTGGTCATCACCGACCGCAACGACCTGGACGACCAGCTCTACGGTCAGTTCGGGCGCTGCAAGGCGTTCCTGCGCCAGGAGCCCGTGAACGCAAAGAGCCGACAGCACCTGAAGGACCTGCTCATCGGGCGCGAGGCCAACGGCATCATCTTCACGACGATGCAGAAGTTCATGGACGGCGACGAGCCGCTGTGCGACCGCGCCAACGTGGTCGTGATGGTGGACGAGGCGCACCGTGGGCAATACGGCCTCACCGAGCGCATGGACGAGCGCGGTAACGTGACCATAGGCGCGGCCCGCATGGTTCGCAAGGCCCTGCCCAACGCGAGCTACATCGGCTTCACCGGGACGCCCATTGCCACCGAGGACAAGAACACGCGCGAGATCTTCGGCGACTACATCGACGTGTACGACATGACGCAGGCTGTGGAGGACAACGCCACGCGGCCGGTCTTCTATGAGAGCCGCGTGGTCGCGCTGCACCTGGACGAGAGCGTCCTTTCCAAGCTCGATGCCGTCTACGCGGAGTACGCAGAGGACGCGGACGCCGCCAGCATCGAGCGCAGCAAGCACGAGCTTGGTGGCATGGACGCCATCTTCGGCACGCCCGAGACCATCGACGCGCTCTGCACCGATATCGTCGAGCACTACGAGGCGAACCGCGCCGACGTTCTGACCGGAAAGGCGATGATCGTTGCCTACAGCCGGCCCATCGCGATGAAGATCTACTACAGGCTGATGGAGATGCGGCCCGCCTGGAAGGAGAAGGTCGGCGTCGTCATGACCATGAGCAACCAGGACCCCGAGGAGTGGTTCGACGTCTGCGGCGGCGCGACGCACAAGAAGGACATGGAGCGCAAGTTCAAGAGCGACGACGACCCGATGAAGATAGCCATCGTCGTGGACATGTGGCTCACGGGCTTCGACGTGCCGAGCCTGGCGACCATGTACGTGTTCAAGCCCATGAAGGGCCACAACCTGATGCAGGCCATCGCCCGCGTTAACCGGGTCTACCCCGGCAAGGAGGGCGGCCTGATCGTGGACTACATCGGCATCGCCGGTGCGCTCAAGCGGGCCATGAAGGACTACACCGCCCGCGACCAGTCAAACTACGGCGACATGGACATCGCCGCGACGGCGTACCCAAAGTTCCGCGAGAAGCTGGAAGTGTGCCGCGACCTGCTGTACGGATTCGACTACCGCGAGCGCATATTCAGCGGCAGCAAACAGGAGCTGGCGAGCTGCATCACCGAGGGCACGAACTGGCTGCTCGACCCGGCGCGGGCGGACCTGACCGAGGACCTGCTGAAGCAGGCGCAGCTCATGAACCAGGCGCTCTCCCTGTGCAAGAGCCTGGTGTCCGAGGAGGATCAGCACGAGGCGGCGTTCATCAGCGTGCTTCGCGTGCAGGTGCTCCGCATCCAGGGCAAAGGTGGAAGCGGCGGCGGTGGCATGAGCTACGCCGAGCTGAACCAGCGCGTGACCGCCATCCTGGAGCAGGCCGTGAAGAGCGACGGCGTCATCGACCTCTTCGAGCAGGACAGCGTGGAGATATCGCTCTTCGATGAGTCGTTCCTTGAAGAGCTAGCCCACATGAAGGAGAAGAACATCGCCTTCGAGACCCTGAAGCGCCTCATCAAGGAGCAGGTGCGCAGCTACCAGCGCACGAGCGTGGTGAAGTCGCAGAAGTTCAGCGAGCTCCTTCAGAAGACCATCAACAGCTACCTCAACGGGATGCTCACCAACGCCGAGGTCATCGAGGAGCTGCTGAAGATGGCCAAGGATATGATGGCCGAGCGTGGCGAGGCCGAGCAGCTGGGGCTCACGCAGGAGGAGCTTGCGTTCTACGACGCGCTCACCAAGCCGCAGGCGGTAAAGGACTTCTACGACAACGACCAGCTAGTCGCCATCACCCGCGAGCTCACCGAGGCGATGCGGAAGAACTCGACGATAGACTGGCAGCGCAAGGAGTCGGCTCGTGCCGGCATGCGCCGCGCCATCAAGCGGCTTCTGAGAAAGTACAAGTACCCGCCCGAGGGAGCCGAGGAGGCCATGGAGACGGTCATGGCGCAATGCGAGCTCTGGGCGGACACGAAAGAGGATAGGTAAGGTAAGGGCAAATGGCACGCAAGAAGGCAGACAACACCGCAGAGATTGGTTTCGAGCAGCAGATATGGAGCGCCGCCGACAAGCTGCGCGGCAACATCGACGCCTCCGAATACAAGAACGTGGTGCTCGGGCTCATCTTCCTGAAGTACATATCGGACAAGTTCGACTCCCGCTACCAGGAGCTCGTCGACGAGGGCGAGGGCTTCGAGGAGGACCGTGACGAGTACACCTACAAGAACATCTTCTGGGTGCCGCAGGAGGCGCGCTGGGCGGCCATAGCATCGGCTGCGCACACACCCGAGATAGGCAAGGTCATCGACAACGCTATGCGCCTCATCGAGCGGGAGAACGACAAGCTGAAGGGCATCCTGCCCAAGAACTTCGCCCGGCAGGAGCTTGACAAGCGCCGCCTGGGCGAGGTGGTGGACCTGTTCACCAACGTGCAGATGGCCGAGAAGGGCGACACGCGCGACATCTTGGGTCGTACCTACGAGTACTGCCTCTCCAAATTTGCCGAGGCCGAGGGAAAGAACGCCGGCGAGTTCTACACGCCCGCCTGCGTGGTGCGCACGCTGGTCGAGATCATTCAGCCCTACCACGGTCGCGTGTACGACCCATGCTGCGGCTCGGGTGGCATGTTCGTGCAGTCGGCGCAGTTCGTCCACCGCCATCAAGGAAGGATCAGCGACTTGTCCATCTTCGGCCAGGAGAGCAATCCCACCACCTGGAAGATGGCGATGATGAACCTCGCTATTCGAGGTATCGACGCAGACCTGGGGACCTTCAACGCCGACACGTTCTTCAAAGATGTGCATAAGGACAAGCGTTTCGACTTCGTACTGGCAAATCCGCCGTTCAACGACTCCGACTGGGGCGGCGACCAGCTGACCGAGGACCCGAGGTGGGAGTACGGCACCCCACCCGCGGGCAACGCGAACTTCGCCTGGATGCAGCACATGATCCACCACCTGGCCGAGGGCGGGCGCATGGGCATGGTGCTCGCGAACGGGTCGCTCTCATCGCAGACCAACAACGAGGGAGCCATCAGGCAGGCCATCGTCGAGGCCGGCCTTGTCGAGGGCATCGTGGCCATGCCGGACCGCCTGTTCTACAGCACCGGCATCCCCGTGAGCCTTTGGATCATCAGCAAGGAGCCCGGACGCCAGCACAGGACGCTTTTCGTCGACGCCCGCGAGATGGGCACCATGGTGAGCCGCCGCCTGCGCGAGTTCACCGACGAGGACATAGCCAAGGTGGCCGAGGCGTTCGACGCCTTCCGTAAAGGCGAGCTTGAAGATGAGAAGGGCTTCTGCGCAGCAGTAGACGTCGAGGACATCGCCAAGCAGGACTACATCCTCACCCCAGGCCGCTATGTGGGCATCAGAGACGAGGAAGACGACGGCGAGCCCTTCGAGGAGAAGATGGAGCGTTTGACCGGTGAGCTTGCCAAGTGCTTCGAGGAGTCGGACCGGCTGCAGCAGCAGATACGCAAGAATTTGGAGGCTATCGGCTATGGGTTCTAATGCAACCTTTCAGACATATGCAATCTCAGAACTAATCGATGAGATCGCTATGGGACCATTCGGCTCAAATATTAAAGTCGATTGCTTTGTCGACGAGGGTATACCTGTTTTTAACGGATCCAATCTCACTGGGTTTACAACAAACGACGAAGAGCTGCGTTATGTAACTGATGAGAAAGCTAGATCTTTGGGCCGTGCCCTCGCGTCGCGTGGCGACGTAGTTGTAACGCATCGAGGGACGCTCGGCCAGATTGCCTACATACCGGATGACTCAAAATATGAGCACTACATAATTTCGCAGAGCCAGTTTCGAATGCGCATGAATGAGAAGGCTCTGCCAGCCTATCTCGTTTACTACTTCCATACTCCGCTTGGTCGGTGGAAGATATTGTCAAACAAGGCGCAGACAGGCGTTCCAGCTCTTGGCAGGCCCACCAGCACCTTTCAAAAGATCGAAATTGAATTGCCAAGCATTGATATTCAATCAAAGGTAGTCGCATTGCTTGATTCTCTGCAATCCGCAATCAGACTTAATCGGCAAACAAATGATTATTTGGCGGCGTAGTCAGCTCAACTTCCGATACGTCGATCTCGCCGGATATCAACTTGGGAAGCAGGATGTCTCTGAGCTCACCCAACTTGCGAGACTGTACCTTCAGCCCAATAATTTCGTCGACGATTGGTTGCATTTCCGCAGTTAGTTCGACCATGACGTCAGTCGGCGGTATGAGTACCTCAGATTCTTGTAGCGCGCTGCGCTTGATGTGGCCCATGGTGGTTGCACGGTCCTTTGCCAACGCGATGAAGCGTCTCATGTGCCGCTTGGTCCACATGTAATAGAACCAGCTCGGATAAGCATCGGACGTGACCTTGAAGAGATGCTGATTCAACCCGGCATCTCCGCCAGCCCAGAAGTCGAGTAACAGGGTGCCGGACCAAGAGAACACAAGGTCGCTGTCATGGATGGTGACAGACTCATCAATATCGCTGCGGCATCTTTCAGCATCGCTTCCGCAATAACCCTGGCCAAGCTCTCGAATCTTTAGCACGGGAAGGCCCGGGTCATCGCCGGCGGGTCTGAACCGCTGCATGGCAAGCCCGTTCTTGTAACTGGCGATGTCAAGTAGTGAAGCGGTCTCCCAATCAGATGATTCGTTAGCAAAGAGATTGTCGAATTGGGCATCGAGCAATTCAGCCAAATAATCATTTGCGCCACGATCGTGTCTACCAATCGATAACCGTGAAGATAGTAGAATTCGCACTGATGATGGCAATCGACCACGAAAGACACCGTAAATGCCTTTACCACTAGAACCTCTCAGAAGTACAGACGCGCTTGGTGAAAGCACCAGGTGTGGCATCCAGAAGCAGTGGCCTCTCAGGAGCAAAACCGACGATTCGTTGCACTGGGACTACATCCAAAAGGTAAACTACGCAGTTCAGGACTTCAACGCGAGCATAGCCGAAAAAGAGAGCCTTACCCGTGAAGACGTAGTTTTCGCGATAACGCTTGTTGACTGGATCAACGATGCAGTTGAAAGGATACTGAGCTGCTATAGGGACAACACTGTCGATTCTTTCTTCTTCTCGCGACAAAGCGAGTTAGATGGAGCGAGAAAGTACTTCAAGGCCGTGCGCTCCTTCGTAAACGCGCATCCGCTCGGGACAGATCGCCACAGAGCTTTCGGGCTTGACGGCAGCTTTGTATGCATTGACATACGCAGCAAGAATGGGATGCTTGACCTAATAGACACCGATCTGTACATGCTGTCGCCAGGAGGTCTCGAGCAGGTTGACGACCTCCGCGAAGCAGATGTCGTGTTATACGCATACTCGAAAACTGATGGTGGCATGTTCTACCACCATATTGGGCTTGACCTCGACGATGTATGCCAAGTAGCTCACCTTTGCATCGATAAGCTTTATGAACTGGACAAGCATCTCGGCAGGTTGAGGAGAAAGGACTTCTCGACTCAATAACTCACGCATTACGCGTCACTTTGTGACGGCCTGAGACGATGCCCGCATCAGCAATGGTGCGGGCGTCTTGCGTTTGCCCGCCTGAGAAGAAAGGCCGGCAAATGGCAGGTGAGAACCATGGCGCAGAGACGACGCAAGAGCAGGAAGCCGCGCAGGAGCTCGGAGTCGAGCAGGCGGCGCAAGAGCAGCAGGAAATGACCGCTGCGGGCGGCATCGACTACGAGAAGCAGATAGCCGAACGCGATGAGAAGATCGCGGCCCTTGAGGCGCAGGTGGCCGAGGCTGCCAAGAACGCCGAGGCGGCCGAGCAGCTTCGCGGGGAGATTGCGTCGCTCAAGCAGCAGTCCGCCGACGAGCGCGTGGACTTCTTGTTGCAGCTCGCGGGCTGCCGCAACGTGAAGGCAGCGCGTGCGGTGCTTCCCGACTACGAGGACGACGTCGACAAGCTAAAGGCCGGCGAGCCCTGGCTGTTCGCCAAGCACATGGCGAGCGAGGGCGCAGCCGGCACGACGGGGCTGCCTAACGCGGGCGCTGCGTCAGACGAGGGCAAGACCCTGAAGCATTGGCGCGAGGTCGCGGGTCTTTCCGACGAAACCGACAATCAGTAGGAACAGGAGGGCTGGCACATGCCTAACAGCATCGCATTCGCGAAGAACTACACTTCCATCATCGACGAGGTCTACCAGCGCGCGGGCGTGAGCAACGTGCTCAACAGCGGCCGCCGCATGGTCCGCGCAGGACATAGCGCCAAGGAGATCATGATTCCCAAGATCTCCGTCACGGGCCTGGGAGACTACACGAGAAACGTGGGCTACAAGACCGGGGCCATCACGTACGAGTTCGAAACGAAGACCTTCAACTACGACCGCGGAATCCGGCTCATGGCGGATGTCATGGACGTGGAAGAAGCTGGAGTTTTGGACTGCTTCGTCGAGGCTGGCGCGGAGCTGCAGCGCACTCAGGTGGCACCCGAGGCAGACGCCTTCACCTTCGCCGAGATTGCGGGGCACACGGGCGTGACGGTCACATCCGAGAGCTATGCTTCCGCCGATGCAGAAGACGTGCTGGAGGACCTGCGCACGGTGACCAGCGCGATGGACGAGGACCAGGTGTCCACAGGCAGCCGCATCCTGTTCATCACGCCGACCCTGAAAGGCATGATTGACGACTTCAGCATGGCGAATCCGAACCGTTCCAACCGCGTGATGGAACGCTTCTCACGCGTGGTGGAGGTCCCGCAGGTGCGCTTCTTCACGGCAATCGACCTGCTCTCGGGCGGCGACGACGGCTTCGGCTACCGCAAGCGCGAGGCGGTCTACGAGCTGACCGAGGACACCGAGGTCGACTCCGGGAAGACCTACTACACGCGCTCCGGCAGCGGCACGTCGGCGAGCCCCTACGTGTACACGGAGGTCGAAAACCCGACGAAGGCGAACCTGGGCACCTACTACGAGATGACGACCACTCCCGGACTGGACGTCAACTTCATGGTGGTCGAGAAGAGCGCGGTCATCAAGTTCGACAAGCACGTGGCGTCCCGCGTTTTCAGCCCCGACGAGCTGGAGTCGCTGGACTCGTACATGATGAAGTACCGCAAGTACGGCATCGTGGAGCTCTTCGACAACAAGCTCGATGGCGTGTACGTGAGCGCGAGCACATCGTAGGCCATGGCTGCCACTGTGACATACCAGTTCTACAGCGAGGCGTACGGGGGCGGTCTTTCGGAGGCCGCCTTCGGGCTCGTTCTGCCCGCCGCCGAGCGGCATGTGAGATGGCTGGTGGGCGCGAAGGAGCCTGCCGAATGCGAGCTTGTGGCGTACCAGCGGGCCGTTTGCGCTGCCGTTGACGCCTTCGCGGAGTTCGGTGAGGGGCAGGTCGGCGGGTTCGCCCTTGGGGACTTCAAGGTGACCCACTACGAGGATGAGGGCACCACCGGCGAGGAGATCGCTACGGCGGACGCGCTGAAGGAGCTAGTCGGCACGTCTCTTGCGTTCTGCGGGGTGTGCTGATGAGGAGCCTGCGTCCGATACCAGTGCGGCTGTTGGCTGAGGATGCCGTGGTGAGGGTGCCAGACGGCGAGGGCGGCTATGCCGAGGGCGTCGAAGTCTCTCACGTGAGGTTCGCGCGAAAGCAGTCCGTAGCCGACGATGGCCACAGGAGCGCGGACGCGGGAGCTGGCAGGGTCTACATCGACGCGCTGAACAGCGTCGGCGTCTTCGAGGTTCCCGCAGGTTCGCGCATCGACATCGGAGGCCATTCCTACTACGTGGCCGAGTGCAAGCGGTGCGAGGACTTCAACGGGCACGTCCACCACTGGGAGCTGGTGGTGAGATGAGTTGCGCGGAGTCGATTAAGAAACTGCTGGTAGATGCCCACTTCACAAGTTGCTTCACAAAAGTTCTGCCATCGGCGCTTGACTGCGCTGAGCCCATCGTCGTCGTTGAAGGCGCATTTACGCGCGATTCCCGGATGGCCGAGGAGGAGCGCGGGGCCGTTGCCGTAACGGTGATGGTGGTGCGCGAGGTCGCGGCCGATGCGGAATCCGCCGCAGTTGCCGCCGAACTGGCGGTGCGCAGGGCCGACTGGGAGCCGTATGCGGATGCCGGCTCATGTCGGATCGTGGGCATCGACACCACGGCGCCCGCGTTCAAGGAGCGCGATTCGAGCGGGCGGTACGTTTGGGCGTTCGACGTGATGTGTACGGTGGTGAGGTCGCTGTGAAGGAGAAACCCGAAGACAAGCGTTTGCACGAGCGCGATGACGAGCTACGACTTCTTGCCGACACGCTGAAGCGCAAGCAAAAGAGCGGCGGCTCCGTGGACGAGATGAGCTTGGAGTCGCGGCGACGTGCCATCGCCTACGGACGAGCGAGGGGCAACGCATGAGGTCCATCGTCTACAACGGGGTTGACCTCTCGGAGTGGTGCTCCGCCGAGGTCATCGAGAAGGTCGCTCTACCCATCGTGCCAGAAACGATGGTGGTGCCTGGGCGTGCCGGCGCGTTGCTCGTGTCCGGTCGCATACCGCCAAGGCTGGTGCGGGTGCGGCTTTTCATGGATGCGGGTTTCAGGCCGGGGACCAACGGGCTGGCGGACATTCGGCACAGGGTCTACTCGGCGCTGTGCTCCACGGCTGGCGGGACGCTGCGGCTGCCCGACAAGCCGGAACTTGAGTACCGCGACGTCTTGTGCACCGATGCGGGGTCGTGGTCGACGCTCTTCGAGGACGGCGAGGGCGAGGTCCTATTCACGCTGCTCGATCCCGTGGCCTACGGTAGGGCTCGCTCCGAGAGCGGTGCGTCGTTCGAGGTCGGCGGGTCGTGGCCCACGTGGCCGACGTTCGAGCTCGTTGCCTCTACTGGATCTGCAGCTCAGGTCGGCTGCGGCGGTGCCTTCGTTCGTGTGGAGCATGCCTTCGCTGGCGGTGAGATCGTGCGCATTGATTGCGAGGGCGAGGGCGTGACGATAGACGGTGCTGACGCCCGTGTTGACGTGTCGCTTTCGAGCGACTTCTTCTCGCTCTCTCCTGGTAGCTGCGAGCTGAGCTTTACGGGGTGTTCCTCCCATGTGACAGCCTTCCACGAGAGGTGGCTGTGATGGCCGACGCTGTTCCCACGGTCTTCTGGTTCGACCGGTTCGACGAGCGCATCGGCATCCTTCCCGTTGTTGGCGAGCTCGTCCACACCGAGGAGCTGAACGGCGAGGACACCATCGAGTTCGAGTGCCGGGATGCGCCGACGAAGGGCGACCGATTGCTGTGGAAGGACGGCAACATCTGGCGCGAGCATGTCGTGGTTCGCACCGACGAGCCGCTTGAGGGGCTTTGCTCGGTATATGCGGAATCTTCCCTCTGCGAGTTGCTGGACGACTTCATCGAGGAGCAGCACCTGATCTCTCGGACTGCGCGGCAGGCTCTGGCGGTCGCGCTGGCACCCACGCGCTGGACGATCGCGTCGTGCGACGTGAGCGGCACGGCGGGCTGCGTGCTCTACCACGTGAACGCGCTCTGGGCGCTGCGGAGGGTGACCGAGGTCTGGGGCGGCGAGGTCGAGCCCGTGATAACCGTCGCCGACGGGCGGGTGGCTTCGCGCTCCATCCGTTTTGTCGAGCGACTCGGCAGCTGGCGCGGACTGCGCTTCACCTACGGCAAGAACATGGCGGGATGCACCAGGACGTGTCTGGAGCAGGACGTGTACACGGCGCTCTACGGGTTCGGCGCTGGCCTTCCCGTGACCGACGAGGACGGGCGCTACACCGGCGGCTACCGCAAGAAGCTCACCTTCGGCGAGGTGAACGGCGGCGACAACTGGGTCGGTGACGAGGACGCGCGGCTCGTGTGGGGGCGATGGAACGCCGACCGCACGGCAAAGGTCCACAGCTTCGGGCAGGTGACCTTCTCGGAGTGCGACGACCCGGCCAAGCTTCTGACGCTGACGAGGAAGGCGCTTGTCGACGCCGTGCAGCCCAAGGTCTCCTACGAGATCGACGTGGCGGCTCTCGATGGTGGCGAGTGCGGGTTGGGTGACGAGGTTGCCGTAATCGATTCTTCACGTTCCCCCGAGTGGCGGCTCAAGGCCCGCGTCGTGAAGCGCGTGCGCACGATCGGCGATGCGGTGATATGCCGCGTGACCATCGGGACGGTGCAACAGGTGGACTACGCGGTAACGAGCTCGCTGGCCGCCGACGTCGCGGCCCTGCAGGACGACGTGGCGGGAATCGACGGCAACCTGAGCGTGGCGACCTCGGTGCAGGTCGTGGAGAGCACGGTGACCGAGGCCATCGACGACCTGGACGAGCTTGCGGACCTCAACTTCTAGCCGCGCATGCCCGAAATCGCATTGCGCATGCGGGCCGGGATGGTGCGCGGGTCGACTCCGAACGCACGCCATACCGCGACCTCCATGCATGCGAATATTGCGAGGTAGCACACAACCGAGAGCGCCCATCCGCCGACCCCGATGCCGGGCGTGGCGAACATGACGATGGCGATCGAGCTCGGAAGTAGGCACAGCAGCGCCGTCGCCATGCCGGGCGAGTACGGGCGCGGCAGGTTGTGGATCCTGATGCCCACGACGTGGATGACGGCCTCGAAGAACCCGAGGATGGCGGGGATGCCCGCGAGCCAGGGCGCCCGCTCCCACAGCAGGAACGGCGCGAAGGCGAAGAGCGCGATGGCGACCACCACCGCGCCGTGCGAGAGGCCGGCCTGCTCCTGGGTGTAGCCTTCGACCCCGAACTTCCTGGTCATGAGGTCGTAGAAGCCGCCCGGGAAGCGCATCTCCTCCCACTCGTGCAGGACGATGCCCACTACGAAGAAGCCGAGCGCCCTCTGCCCGGCGGGCATCGCGTCCCATGCGAGCGCCATGTACGCCGCCACGGCGATCCCGGCCGCCGTGAGTATCCAGATGTTCGACTTCGCCCAGAGCCCCTTCATACGTGACCTCGCTTCCGAAGATTATCCGATACACTGTCTGATGATTAGCCTACGGCGTCTGGGATGCATCATCAACAGCCAATCCGGGCGCGAGTGTCGGACGATGGGAGGACCGCATGGCGAACAAGGACCCCGAGCGCAGAGCGGCGACGAGACGGCGCATCATGGACGCATGCTGGGACGTGTACGCGGCCGACCCCTCGCGGGCCGTGACCGTGAGCGCGGTCGTGGAGGCCGCGGGCGTGCACCGGTCGACCTTCTACGAGTACTTCGACGACGCACCGTCGGTGATGGCGGCTGTCGAGGACGAGCTCGCGGCGGCTTTCGGCGCGGAGGCCGAGCGCGCCTTCGCCACCGGCGGAGCCGACCCGGCGGGCATCGTGCAGCGCGTGTACGTGGCGCACGGCGAGAGGCTGTCGCTTCTTCTGGGGGACGCGGGCGACCCCGGCTTCTCCCGGAAGCTCAAGGACGCCCTGCGACCGGTTGCGGAGCGCGGCCTTGGCCTGGGCGGCGGGGCGTTCGACCCCTACCTGTTCGAGTTCGCTGCCTCGGGCATACTGGCAGCCGCGACCCTGTGGTACGAGCGAGGGCGCGACCTCGACCCCGCAGAGCTCGGCGAGGGCATGCGCACGCTGCTGTCGTCCGTGCAGGAATCGGCTGCTCGGAATAGCTTGTGACGGGGCCGTATCATCATCCTGCAATAGAAATGCGGGAGGTGCTACGTGCTCGACGGATACGGACTCCATAAGCTGACCTGGGATACCTGCGACGAGCGTTTCGCCGACGTGCTGGTGGCGTCTCCCGCCGACGCCTGCGGGCGTGGGATCTCGCTGGCCGTGAGGGAGAACGGCGCTGCAGCTGACCTCACGGGGGCGACCGTCTACTTCGTCTGGAAGCACAAGGTCACCGGTGAGCGTGGGACGGAGCTCTTCTCGGCCGTCGACGCATCTGTCGGGACGTTCGAGGTCTTTTACCCAGCGGCCATGCAAACTGCCGAGGGCGCGGTGCTTGCGCAGGTTATGGTCTCGCGCGGCGACGACACCTACATTTCGTCTCGCGTGTTCACCATCCGGGTGGAACCCGTGGTCGTCGGTGGAGAGGAGCACGAGGATGGATTCACGCTGTTCGTTGGTGCTATCAACGCCTACGAGCACGCAACCGGGATCACGACCGATGCTGCGACTGCAGCGAATGCTGCTGCCCAACTGGCAAACACGGCACGCGAGAACCTGACGGCGGCGGCCGAACGTGGCGACTTCGACGGGGCCGATGGTGCGGATGGTGTTGACGGCTTCAACCCGACGGCAACTGTGACGCAGACCGAGGACGGGTGCACCATCACGATCATCGACAAGAACGGCGTCACGACCGCCGATGTGTCGAAGGGCGTGAAGGGTGACAAGGGCGATACCGGTGACGTCGGACCGCAGGGACCCAAAGGTGACGCCGGCGAACGAGGACCACAGGGAATTCAAGGCGAGGTTGGCCCACAAGGTCCGAAAGGCGACACCGGGGAAACCGGTGCGCAAGGGCCGCAGGGCGTCCAGGGCGAGACGGGTGCCACTGGCGCAACAGGGCCGCAAGGTCCAAAAGGTGATAAAGGCGATACCGGCGCGACTGGAGCCCAAGGACCGAAGGGTGATACGGGCGACACCGGGCCGCAGGGTGCCACTGGTCCTGCTGGCGTTGACGGCACGTCCTGCACGCACAGCTGGAATGGCTCGGTGCTGACCGTCACGAGCGCGTCGGGCACGAGCTCGGCCGACCTTCGCGGTCCGCAGGGCATCCAGGGAATCCAAGGTGCAACTGGCCCGCAGGGCGAGACCGGCCCGCAGGGCGAGACCGGCCCGCAGGGCGAGACCGGTGCGACCGGTGCCACGGGACCGCAGGGACCCAAGGGCGACACCGGCGACGATGGCGCGGACGCGACTATCACCGGTGCGAGCGCGACTGTTGATGCGAGCACGGGCACGCCATCGGTAAGCGTTACGCTGGGCGGCACGGCTTCCGCCAGGACGTTCGCCTTCGCGTTCCACAACCTCAAGGGCGAGACCGGCGCGACTGGGCCAACTGGGCCGCAGGGACCAGCTGGAACAACGCCGGACTTGTCTGCCTATGCGACCAAGCAGTACGTGGACGACGCCATCGCTGCGCTCGCCAACCTCGAAGAGGAGGAGTTCTGATGGCCGTAGGCACTGTTTCCACGAGCATACTCACCGACATAGCCAACGCGATCCGATACCAGGCGGGCGTTGCCACGACCTACAAGCCGAGGGAGATGGCTGCGGCCGTCTCTGCCTTGGATGGCACGGATGCTGGGAACTACCAGGCTCAGCCTTATATGCAGCTCGAATCGGGTGTGCTGCCGGAGTCTGTGTTCTCGGACATCGCCGACGCGATACGCGGGCAGAACGGGCTCTCGACGCTCTACCAGCCGGGAGATATGGCGGCTGCCATCCTAGCCTTGGAGTGGGACGTGGGCTACAAGATCCGGGCGCTCTTGCTCGACGACGGCACGCTGGAAATCAACTACTACGAGCGGCGAACGTCGGTCACGGGCGGGCGCATCGTGCAGGTCTTCGAGATCGACCCAGCGGGATACTCGTCTGCGAGCGCACGCTCCTACGACTCCATCAAGCTGCTCGTGAAGAAGGTCTACATCGACTCGACCATCGCCGGATTGGGCATCACCAACTGCAACTACTGGTTCAACGCCTTCTCGAACTGCACGGAGGTGCGCGGCTTCGAGAACCTGTCCGGGATGACGAGCGCCAACCAGATGTTCACGAGCTGCGGCAGCCTGGAGACGATCTACGCCACGTCGTTCAGCAACTCGGGGCTCTCGGGCTCGCTCATGTTCAACAGCTGCAACCGCCTGGTGGGCGGCACCGACGGCTTCGTGCCCTCCACGACGAGTGGCGCGAGCGTGTGCAAGCTCGGCGCAGGCGGAGTGCTCACGGACCCGAACAACGACAACCGAACCTGGTTCTGGGCGCACTACTACGACGACGGCGAGGGCGTGCTCACGGCTTCGTCCACGCCGGACGCCACGCGCGAGCTCGTTGCCTCCAATCGGATCTGTGCCATCGGCAAGTACGTGGGGCTCGGCTTCACGCCCTGGGACGGCGTGACCGGGCCGACGCACCGCCAGCACCTGACGAGCGCAACCTTCGCTGCGGACATGGCCACGTTCTCGTACCTGAACCTCAACTACCTGTTCTACAGCTGCACGAACCTGGCCAGCGTGAGCGGCCTGGGCAACCTCTCCGGCGTGCGCACGATGCGCTACACGTTCTCGTCCTGCGCCTTTACGACGGTCGACTTCCGGGGCTTCGACCCGTCGACGCTGACGGACCTGTTCTACACGTTCTCGGGGTGCAGCAGGCTCACGACCATCCTGGCCGATGCGAGTTGGGCGCTGCCTTCGAGCGGGATCACGGGCTCGCAGTGCTTCTACTCGTGCTCCACGTCGCTCGTCGGCGGAAACGGCACCGTATGGGCCAGTAACAAGACCGCATACACCTACTTTCGCATCGACACGGCGAGCACGCCGGGGTACATCACGGCGTCATAAGGGACCCGAGCAAGGAAGGGCGCACGGCCCAGCCGAGAGCCATGCGCCTTTCTGCCCGCCCTAAACTAACCGACCTTTCCGCTCTGCACGTCAAAGACAGCCATGAACTTCTGTTTGGGCACGTACCAGCGATTGTTCTCAAGCTTGACAGCCGGAAGCGCCTGATTCTTGAACATCGTGCGTACACGGCCGATGCTTAGGCCAGTAATCTCCGCTATGTGCTTAGCAGTAAGCATGACGGGATAATCTGCGAGATAGTCTGACGGCTGCGTTTGAATCTTGCCGGCCTCGGCGTCATCTCGCGTCGTTGAGCGCACATATGGCGGCCTGACAGCATAAGAGCCGTCTTTCCGCCTGATAACGCGATAACCGACCGCCTCAAGGGCTTCTACTGCGCTCTCAAGCCCCATTCGCTTGCGCTCGAGCAGGCGCTCAGCCGCCTGGGCACGGGCGTCATCGACGTTCGCAGGCTCACGGGCCGTCATCGTGCATCCTCTCCCATAAGCTGTGCCGGAGAGTCCGGCATTTCGCCGAGCAACAGGTCTTTCCAGAACTCCTCCGACTCGCAGCCAGACGAGCACAACATGTCTAGGAGTTTGACTCGGAATTCGGGGGGCAGCGACTCAAAATCGGCCTTCATGGCGTCCTCAATCGCTTTGCTCGTGGACTCCATCTGCTCGCAGATCTCGCGCTTCTCGTCCAAGCTGAAGCTCTCGGGGCTTCCCAGGCAGACGTCGGCCCTGAAATAGGCCATAGCCTCGTCTTCGATGAGTTCTTGCATGTTCTCGATCATCTTTGCGGCTCCTCTCCAAACTGCGACTTCCCGGACACCATGGCTTATCCCGAAGGACACCACGCAGGACACCAAGCCCAACGTGGATACCAAAGCTCCGGCTTCAGGGTTTGTGATTCAACCTGTCGATTGTTTGGCCAGGTAACCGGCCGAAAGAGGAAAACACCCGACTTTTGACGAGACTCCCGTTTTTGGTGTCCTATTTGGTGTCCCGTTTAGTGTCCTAAACAAAAGCAGGTAGACGGTTTATGCCATCTACCTGCGTTTTTCGTGGTGGGCGTTA